TGTGGGCATTTATTGTCGCGTTAGCTCGCATGAGCAGAAGACCAAAGGTGATTTAGAAAGACAAGTTGGCAGAATGACTACGGAAGCATTAAAGCGCGGTTATTCTATCATTGCTGTTTTTGACGAAGTTGGTTCGGGAATGAATGATAATCGTAAGAAATTGCAGAAACTCTTTGAATTGGTTGAGCAGAAAGAAATTGATGTGGTTTTAATTGAACATAAAGATAGATTGTCGAGATTTTGTTTTAATTATCTTTTGTCTTATTTTAATTCTTATGGAGTTAGGATTGAGAAGGTTGAAGAGGTAATGAGTAAGAGTTTTGAAAACGAACTGGTGGAAGATATTCTATCTTTGATGGCATCATTTTCGGCGAAAATTTACGGAAGGCGTTCAAGTCAGAACCGTAAAAAGAAAGAAAAGGAGGAGGCAGAATGAAACAACAAATTTGGTATGGAGATTGTTTAGAGTTGATGAAAAATATTCCAGACGGGAGCATAGATATGATTTTATGTGATTTACCATATGGCACTATTTCTTGTGCATGGGATGTAATTATTCCGTTTGATGAATTGTGGGAACAATACAACAGAATATGCAAGTCTAATGCGGCAGTTGTATTATTTGCCAGTCAACCATTTACCACGGATTTGATACTATCCAACAGAAAAAATTTTAAGTATCCTTTAGTTTGGAATAAGAACGTTCCAACTGGAATGTCGGCGGCAAAGTATAGACCAATGAAATATCACGAAGACATTCTTGTTTTCCATCGCGAACAACCTACATATAACCCTATTATGAAAGAGCGAGTTGGTGTTGGCAAGGCTTGTTATAATTATGACCATTATTGTGGCGATTCTAATCATGTAAAACTAGATAAAATCAAAAAGAAATATGACCCAAATTTTGTTCAACCTAGTTCTGTTTTAGATTTTAAAGTTGTCCCAAATCGTAACGGAAAGTTGCACCCAACTCAAAAACCCGTAGAACTTTTAGAGTATCTGATTAAAACATATAGTAATGAGGGGGAATTAATTCTTGATAATTGTGCTGGTTCAGGCTCAACCTTACTTGCCGCTAAAAATCTCAATCGTCAATTCATTGGGATTGAAAAGGAACAAGAGTATTACGATATTTGTTTAGAAAGATTAAAATGATTTTACGCGCCTATAAAGTTCAACTAGATGTCAATAACAAGCAACAAAACTTGTTATTGCAGCATATTGGTTGTGCTAGATGGGCATATAATTGGGCATTATCTAATAAGAAAGAATCGTTTGATAAAAAAGAAAAGATTCCTAATGCTATTGAATTACATAGAGAGTTAAACAAGCTAAAACAATCAGATGTTCCTTGGATGTATAATTCAAGCAAGACTTCGCCGCAAAATGCACTAAGAGATTGCGACAAAGCATTTCAAAATTTCTTCATCCGTTGCAAGAAAAAGGTCAAAGGTAAGAAAGGATTCCCCAAATTCAAATCCAAAAAGAACGAAAAGCAATCATTTAGATTGGATGGAGTAATTTCGGTTGAATCTGGTTGTATTAAATTACCTAGAATTGGAAAACTTAAATTAGCGGAGAAAGATTATATTCCTACTGATTGTAAAATATTGTCTGCTACAGTCTCCAAACGAGCGGGTAAGTGGTTTGTATCAGTTCAAGTAGAAACGCCCGACAGAGAGCATTCTGACGCTAAGAACGAGGTAATAGGGATAGATTTAGGGATTAAAACTCTGGCTACTTGCTCAGACGGGACAGCTTATGAAAATCCCAAAGCACTTAAAAATAATTTAAAGAAACTTAAAAGAAAACAAAGACAATTAAGCAGAAAGAAAAAAGGAAGTAAAAATTATGGAAAAGCAAAACAAAAATTAGCGAAATTACATTTTCACATATCAAACATTCGTAAAGATTGCTTGCATAAAATCACTTCTAAAATTATAGACGAAAACCAAGTTATAGTTTTGGAAGATTTGAAAGTGAGCAATATGATGAAAAATCATTGTTTGGCGCAAGCTATTAGTGATGTTGGACTTCACGAATTTCGCCGTCAAATCATTTACAAAGCAGAATGGAATAATAGAAAAGTTATCTTTGCAGATACTTTTTATCCTAGTTCTAAACTATGTTCATGTTGTGGATGGAAAAATTCAGATTTGAAGTTGACAGACAGAATATTTGAATGTAAGGTATGCGATATGAAAATAGACAGAGATTTAAATGCGAGTTTGAATCTAAAACAAATTTATAGGGAAAGTTCTTCCCGAATTGACGCTTCTGGAGATGGGAGTTCATCAAACGCAAGTTTGGTTAGCCCGTCGTTGAACGAAGAATTTAACAAAAAATCGAGAGTGTATATCTTAAAAATATGACTTTAGATTTTTGTAAGTTTAAAAGAACGGTATGATATTTATATTTATATTACAATTGCGGTGATTTGTAAACTATTTTCGTATATTAGAGATAAATTATCCATATGATATATGTACTTATAGTATTTTCTACTATCTTTCTCAGTTCAACGCGCTACTTTCAGTATCCATTCCCACCTATTATTTTTTGGATGTTCATCGCTTCTTGTTCTAATGCACTAACTGCTTTAGACATTTTATCAACATAATCTCCCAAATTATCAAAATTAGAAGTATTTAACTTCATACCTTCTATAATTTGATTTAATCTTTTTACAGACACGGTTAACTCTGGTTTTCTGTCCTCGGGACGCAATTCATTGTACTCGCGACGAATTTCATTTTCCTGTTCAATATCGTCAGTAAATCCAATAATTATGTTATTGCGTACGTCTTGTAATTTTAAAATATTTTCTCTTTGACGAAGTTCGAGTTCAGGATTATTTCTCTTGGACAATGTCAGGTTTCGATTTATTCTTTGTATTTCGTTTAAAACCCCGGACCATTTCTGCTCCACTTCTCTTAAAGATTCCACCTGGGATTCAAAAGATTTAACCCTAAAATCTTGTTCTTGATATTGATTAGTTCTCATTGCCTGCGGATTTTCCATAGGAGTTTCACCTCTTGCTGCACCTGCTGCCATTAATCCTGCTGCTGCATAAGGTGCAGCTTTTTTAGCAATATTTTTAACACCTTGACCTATTTTCTTTAAAAATCCTTGTTCTGTTAATATTCTAACTCTGAAACATTTAATACATGTTCAATCATATATTCTGCTTTTTGATGTTTGTTATTAGTTTTTTGATATATAAATTCTTGAACGACATCGCGACGAATTCTATTATGTAAACTATTTTCGTATATTAGAGATAAATTATCCATATGATATATGTATTTATAGTATTTATTTTTTTTTTGATGTTTTAAAGTTCATGATTTTATTTATTTGACAACCTTTCTTTCCTCTTTATATTATTCGCGCCTATGAAAATGCAGCTAACTACAAATCCTCTTATCGTCTCCGAAGAAATGCCAAGTTCTGTAATGGGAATGGATTCTTCTGGAATGGACCAAGCTTGTTACTTTCTTCGTGACAAGATTTATAGCGACAAAGTACTTGCTGTTGTTCGTGAATATATTACAAATGCTCTTGATGAGCACGTTAAATACAATATCGAAAAACCTGTTACAGTTCGTTTAGTAAACAATGTATTTTCTGTTCGTGATTATGCTATGGGATTGAACGAAAATGATGTTCGTAATGTGTTTGGAATGTATTTCAAGAGTTCTAAAAGAGAAGATAATAAACAATCAGGTTGCTTTGGATTAGGTTCTAAAGCAGCACACTGCTACACTGATTCTTTTTATGTTAAAAGTTTTCACAACGGTGTTTGCACTCTTTACACTTGTGTTCTTGGTGGAGGCAGAAACGGTGTTCCTGTTGGTCAGATTATGAAGATTAGTGAAGAACCAACGAATGAAACTGGTCTTGAAATTTCTGTAGAAGTTGAACCTTCTAGTATTAGTAATTTTTACAAATGTACACTTTCTTTAATAGATACTTGCAGCAAAAATATTGAGTTTTATTATAATGATGAACTTAATGTTCCTTTTTCTCCTGTTGAAACAGTTGAAAATAATGGATTTTTGTTTAAACTTTATAAAAAAAATCCAAAATCTACCTATTGTGCTGATGTTTATTATAAAATGGGAGAAGTCATTTATAAAACTGATAGTATTGTTCAAATTACTCTAAATGTTTTGATGAAACAAAATCATTTTCTTGTGGTAGAAATTCCTATTGGAAAAATGAGTCTTCCAATTTCCCGTGAAAGTTTTGAAGATACTGTTTCTAACAAGAGAAACCTCGAATCTATTAAAAATCACATTAACCATATCTACAATGAGGATGCAAAAAAACAATCTCTTCTTTCTGTTGAAGAACTGTTAGCTAACGTTAACGAAATGTATCTTTACGGTAAGTTTTTTGATTTTAAAAAAGCAGACCTCTATCCAAACCTTTATCATCTTCTTCGTGATTTAAAGCAAGTTACCGTAAGTCTTAAAATTGAAGAAAAAGATAACAAGAAAATTGTTGCTCTTATTCCAAATAAAGACAGTAAAGATTATTGGATTAAAAAGTTTTGCAATCATGTAATTTCTAAGAGTAAGTGTTATATGTATGTTACTGATGCATATTATGAGCGATGCAGTGAAGACGATAAGAAAAAATTAGAAGAACTTTTTCTTTTCAAAAAGGTAAAAAGCTCATTTTTTAATTGGCCTAAAACTAATAAAAATCAAATATCTATTAACACTTTTAAAGCAAAAGTCGTTTTTAGTTCTGATTGGCGTTCTAGAGATTTTATAGGTACTGCTCTTGAGATTCATAACTACGTAAGAAAAGATCTGAATCTTTCAGAAGCAAAAGATATTAATGAAGCTAAAGAACAATTAAAAAATACTGATTGGGTAAATTTTAATAATTTAAATCGTTTTACAATTGAAAATACTTCTACAACTACTAATAAAGTAAAAACATTAAGTGGAAACATGTTTAATTTTTTAATTGAGCTTGGTTGGTTTAAAGCACATTCACCAGAATATTTAGCAGTAATTAAAAAGATTGAAGAAAAGACAAATCAAGAAAAAGAATTTAATAAAATGACAGAATTAGTTACTTTTAATTTCTTTTCTTTTAGTGAACAGGATAAGTTCAAAAAGAAATTTTTAAAGAATAAAAAGTTTCTAATCAAAGCTAGTAATATTTGTAAAAAACTTATTGATGAAAAGAGTTTGCGTGGAATTATTTTTGAAACTATGCAACGTGAAAGTAAAAGTCATTGGTTCAACAAATATATTTCTCGAAAAGACCTTCGTAAAATTCTCACACTAAAATAATTGACAGACACATAAACCTATAGTATATTAAATCCCATGCAATACATCATCAACAGCAAAAGCATCGTATTATTCTTTGACAACAAACCAACAAAAGTTGGAAAAACAGACTTTCGCTTCTCAAAGATCATTAAGTGTTTTGATCTTCCAGAAGATGAGCAAGAGTCTGCTGTAAAAGATATTATTTCTTCTAGCAATAATAGTCTTCAAACAGAAAAAGACTTTGAAGTTAAAGATCAAGATGTTTACCTTGAAGGTGAAAAGCTTCCACCTATTCTTGCCAAAAAGGTTTTAGATCTTGTAGCTCAAGATCTTCCTATAAATTTGTTTAAAAAGTTTTGGAAAAATCTTCGTGACAATCCATCGCAAACTAGCGTAAACGAATTGTATGATTTCCTTGCATATAAGGAACTTCCTCTTACAGAAGATGGTTGTTTTCTTGCTTATAAAGGTCTTTTAAATAACTTCTGGAGTATTAATGGCAACAAAGATACAAAAGTTCTTAAAGGTGAAGTTGATGAACAAGGACACATCTTTAACGGAATTGGCGAAGAAATTGAAGTTCTTCGTCGTGATGTTGATGATAATCGTGCAAATCACTGTTCAAACGGTTTACATGTTGGTAGCCATGATTATGCTTCTAGTTTCTCCCAAGGTAAAATAGTTGTAGTAAAAGTAAATCCAAAAGACGTTGTAAGCGTTCCAAGTGATTATAATTGTCAGAAGTGTCGTGTAAGTGCATACACTGTTGTAAGTGAATATATTTCTGAAATTACTGCACTTGCAGTTTCCGAAGACAATACTCCTATGAAAAGTGTTTCTGATGAAAATCGTGACGAATTTGTTGATCGTATTTATGCATATTTGACTCGTCAGCTTGAAAAAGGTGAGGAAAGTGTTTCTATTCGTAAGATTCAAAATTCTTTCTCTCCTGAATATCCTTCTCGTCAACGAGTGCTTGATGCTCTTGATGTTCTTGGTTATTATTGGTACGAATTTGAAGATGGTTATTATGTATACCTGACCGATTAAAAAGAAAAAGTTTAAAGAGGAGTCTTAGATAAATGTCTAAGACTCCTCTTTTTTTAACTTTTTTAGCTTTTTTTGGATAAAAAATGAGAAAAAAACCTTATTTAATAGTGTATTTTTTTTCATTTTTATGGTAATGTAAAAGACATTATAGAAAGTAAGTAGCTTATACTTATTTACGAGTACTAATAAATTAATCATGGATATAACAATTATAAAACGAGATGGAAAAAGAGAGACATTTGACGCAAACAAGATCAATAAAGTCTTAGAATGGGCAACCGAAAATATAAAAGATGTTAATGTAACAGATATTATTGTTAAAGCTAAACTTTCAATTATAGATTCTATAACATCAGAATCTATACATGATGCGCTTATTGCTTCGGCAGAAGACCTTATAACTATTGATTCTCCAAATTATGAAAAAGTTGCAGCTAATCTCTTAAATTATAAACTAAGAAAAATTGTATGGGGTGGTAAAAATCCTCCAAAATTATTAGATTTTTTAAAAAACTTAATAAGTCAGAAGTATTATGACTCTTCTCTCTTAGAGAAATATTCGGAAAAAGAAATCAACAAAATAAACGAGATGATTGACCATGACAGAGATTTCTTATTTCCTTATGGCGGATTAACTCAATTAATGAGTAAATATCTTATTCAAAATAGAAAAACTAAACAAATTCTGGAAACTCCGCAATTTCAGATTATAGGAATGGCTATGTCTCTTTTTGCCAATGAAAAGGAAGATAGAATAAATTGGATTAAGAATTTTTATATAGAAACAAGTAAGAATTTTTCAGTTAATTGGCCAACTCCTGTTTTGGCTGGTGCAAGAACTCCAGTAAAATCTTATAGTAGTTGCTGTCTCATAGATATTTTGGACACAAAACATAGCCTGTTTGCCGCTAATACTACTATGGGAATGGTGACATGTGATAAATTTGGTGTAGGTTTTAACCTATCCCGTCTTCGTCCAATCAACTCCACCATTAAAAACGGAGAGACGCTACACAGTGGTGTTGTAGCATGGCTAAAAATGTATCAAGAAACTATCAAGGCATGTCAGCAAGGTGGTGCAAGACGAGGAGCAGCAACAGTAACATTTCCTATATTTCATCCAGAGATAATGACTATTCTGCAATTGAAGAATAACCAAGGAACGCATGAAAACAGAGTTCATCACTTAGATTATTCTATAGGAATATCTAATATTTTCTGGAACCGCATTAAAAATAAACAAAAAATATCACTATTTTCTAGTAAAGATGTTCCTGATTTATACGAGGTTTTTGGAACACCAGATTTTGATAATTTGTATATCAAGTACGAAAACGATAAAACAATACCACGTATAGAAGTTCAGTCTATAGGATCTGATGGATTGGCTACAATGCTAATGACAGAAAGATTAGAAACTGCTAGATATTACATACTCAATGTTGATCATTCCAACGAGTATTCTCCATGGAAAGACACTATTCAGATGAGTAACCTATGTCAGGAAATACTACAACCGCTAAAAGCAGAGAGATTTACAAATGATCCAGAAGCAGAAATTGGGGTTTGTGTTTTAGCGTGTGTTAATATGCTAAAAATTAAAAATGACGAACATCACCGTAGAGTGTGTCAGTTAATCGTAAAAACTTTAAATAATCTTATTGACATTCAAGAATATACAGTAAAGGGATGTGAAAATTTTGCAAAAAATAAAAGATCATTAGGAATAGGAGTTACTAATTTTGCTGGGTGGTTAGCATCTAAAGGTTTTAATCATGAGAGTCAAGAATCACTCGAATTGACAAATGAATTTTTTGAGAAGCAACAATATTATTTGATGGATGCTAGTACACAATTAGCTAAAATTGATGGACCTGCTCCTCATTTTCATCGTTCGAAATATCATAAAGGAGAATATAGTCCTTTAGATTTGTATTGTAAGAACGTTGATAAATTAGTTAAAAGTAACAATTTAGATTGGACTGGATTGATGAAAGACATATCAGAATATGGTATGAGAAATATGACATTAACTGCGCAAATGCCTGTAGAAAGCAGCAGTGTAGTTCAAGGTTCTACAAACGGAGTTGAACCCATAACATCGTACATTATAAAAAAGAGTTCTTTAGAAAAGACCGCAATTCAAATTGTTCCAAATTTAAAATATAAACATGTTTATACTAAAAAATCTGACATTAAAAATAACGAAAAATTAATAAAACTTAATGCGGTTATTTCTAAATGGTTAGATATGTCTAGTAGTTTCAATATGTATTTTGATAGCGAAGTTTATCCAGATAGCAATATTCCTTTAAGTGTTTTATTAAAAGAACATATGATGGCAACACACTATGGGATAAAAACTTTTTATTATTGCAACACCAAAAAGAAAAAAGATAGTTTAGCAAATGCTGAACTTGAAGATAATCAATCCGAATGTGCAGGTGGAGCCTGTACGCTTTAAAATCAAACTATATGAACACAGTATTAAATAAAAAACCAGTAGATATTTTACAACAGCCAATGTTTTTTGGCGAAGACTTAGGATTGCAGAGATACGATATTGTAAAATATCCAGAATTTCAAAAATCTTACGAGAATCAACGAAAAAATTACTGGCAACCTAATGAAATTCCTATTTCTAACGACCGAGCGCAGTTTGAAAATTTAACAGAAACAGAAAGATTTGTTTTTGTAAATAATCTATCCTTTCAGACAGTAGGCGATTCTTGTCTTTCGAGAACTATTGAAAGTCTTAAAAAATATGTTTCAAATTCTGAATTAGAGTTTGCTATGAATTGGTGGACGCTTATGGAAAATACGCATTCCGAGAGCTATACGCATATTCTTAGAAACATTGTAAAAAAACCAAGTGAATTTTTTGATAGCATTTATGAAAATGAAGAAGTAATGAAACGTGCTTCTCAACTCACTGAGCAATTTGATAAATTACTGTCGTCCGTGGGTAATTCTCCGAAAGAAGAGATATTTAAAACGGTTCTCTCACTACAAATAGCAGAGGGTATATTATTTTATGTAAGTTTTGCATGTACTTACTGGTTTGGTAGTCGTGGTCTTATGAAGGGAAATGCAGATATTATCAAGCTTATTAATAGAGATGAAGATTTACATGTAGCCATTACACAAAATATCATTCGTAGATGGAAAACTGATCCATCTGAAGGTTTTTCTGATATAATTAATCAAAACGAAAATTTAATTTATGAATTTTATAAAATGGCTGTTCAGCATGAAAAGGATTGGGCTACATATTTATGTAGTCGGGGTCCGTTATTAGGTCTTTCTCTTCAGCAACTTCAAAGTTATCCTGAATGGTTGGCCAATATTCGTCTTCGTTCAATGGGGTACGACCAAATTTTCGAAACAAAGAAAAACCCAATGGGAAGTTGGATCAAGGAATATATAAATTCGGATGAAATTGATGTGGCTCCTCAAGAAAAACCTATATTAGACTACGAAAAGGGAAAGATTAGTAACGATCTTGATTCAATGGATTTAAATTTCGAATTTTAAAAATGAAATCTAAACAAAGATGGAATAATGAAGAAGATTCTTTTATAATTGAAAATTATGAAAGAATAGGAGCTAAGGCTTGTGCAACAAAATTACAAAAAACGCTATCTTCGATATATTCTAGAGCTACTACTTTAAATATTCAGAAAAAAATAGAGCTATCAAAAACAGGAGTTATTCCTAAGAGAATTATTAATCAGATAAAAGTTCACGCGAAATCTAAAAACAGGATATGTGATATAACCGAAGAAGATATTTTAGACTTATGGATTAAACAGAATAAAAAATGCGCTTTAACAGGTACATATATCCAATTCCATAACGTATTTAAATTATCAACGGCTTCTGTTGATAGAATAGATTCTAAAAAAGGTTATACTATTGATAACGTGCAACTTCTACATAAAGATATAAATTTATCTAAAAGAATATATTCAGACGAATATTATATTTATTTATGTAAATTAGTTGCAGAAAATAATAAAAATTCTGAATTTGAGAGAAAATCCTTAGTTTGGCTGGACGACTATTACAACGATACCATCTATCCAGTAAATACTATGTTTGGGTGTGCAACTTGTGAAGATTAACATATGAAAAAAAAATATCTTTTAATAGGAAACAATATAGTTTCAGAATACTTTAAAAATAATCCAGACTTTGAAGTTGTATCTTGGCAATGGGTTTATGATTCAATTGACCGTTTAGATCAATACTCTGCGGTAATTTATTGTGAAGAAATGAGAGAAGGAAATTTTGCTGAGTTACTAACAGTTAATTACTCTATTCCTTCGCATATTTTAGATTATACAAAACAAAAGAAAATTCCATTTGTTTATATTTCCACTGCTGAACTATACAAAGGTAACTACGAGTGGAACAATACAAAAGAAGATTTAACCGAATTAAATACTTCAAGCACTTATTTATTAACTAAGCGATTAGCCGAAGTTCTTATTGAAAAAAGTAACGGACTTATACTTCGAATAAAAAATCCTTTTAGCGAATATTATCATTCTGATAACTGGCTTGTAAAAATAACACATAGTGATGTTCCTAAAAACTGGATGGATTGTCACACTTATCTTCCAGACTTAGAAAAAGCTTTACTAACTTTGTTAGAAAACAAGAACAATGGAATTTATAATGTTGTTCAGACAGAAACAGGTTCAGATTTATATTATTTACAAATTCTTAAAATTGATAAATTTGCAAGTTTAAGTATAGATAATGACGGTGATGTATCAGAAAAGCAAATAGGTGCAGATGTCAATTCAACAAAAATTAGAAACTATATAGATTTACAGCCTATGGACTTTGCAGTATTATATTGTTACACAAAATTAAAAGATAAACTTGACAATTTCCTCTAATCTAGTAAGTTGAGGTGTGTGTATAATAAAATATATTACTCAGATTTCCTTTAAAACTCCAAAACTGTGAAAAAAACTAAACAACAACAACATCCTGATTCCGAAGTAGAGAATGTAGAATACCAGGATATTCTCAATCCTTCTCCTGATTCGTTTATACATTCATATCGTCCGTTAAATTTTTCTTTATTAGATTTATGTATTAAATATTACTTTTTTTTACAAAAAACCTATTTTTCTTCTTATTTATTGCAAAATAAAAAAGAAGAAATTGTTATCAAAAAAATTAAAAAAACTAATAAGAAAGGAAAAAACAGTGAATTTAAGAGATATTGTAAATTGCAATCAAAATTATAAAATTTATATCGCTGGACCTATGACAGGTCTTCCAGAGTATAATTACCCAAAGTTCTATGAGATAGAAAGCCTTTTGCGTGAAATTGGTTATTCTTTCATTTTTAATCCTGCTGAAATTGCAAATGGTGAAACGGGTCATCATTACAGTTATTACATTCGTGAATCACTTAAAATGATTTCAAAAGCAGATGCAGTAGTTTTCTTAAATGATTGGGAAAATAGTAAAGGCGCTAATCTTGAGTTTCATGCAGCAAAGTTAATGGGTCTTAAATGTTGGAACGAAAATCTTGATGTTTTAGAGCTTAAAAAAGATGAACATGAAAAAAGTATTTGCGAAATTGCAGATCATCTTGTAAGCTTTGATCGTCAGTCATTATATGGTCATCCTTATGATAATTTTACTGACATTGGCAGAGTATGGGGAATGCAACTTGGTCTTCCAGACATTTCACCAGAAACGGTTGGACTTATGATGGTTGGTGTGAAACTTTCCCGTGAAAAGTTTCAACCAAAAAGAGATAATTTAATTGACGGAGCTGGTTTTTTTAAATGCGTTGATATGATTCATCAAAAGAAAACAGAATTAAACCATAAATAAAATTGCCGAGAAAAACAAAAAAAAACAAACTTATGAATACAAATACAACATTTATAGAAACCTTTAACATTATATCCAAAAATGTTCATGAAACGGCTAAAGAAAAAGGCTGGTGGGAAAATGACCGAAACGACGGAGAACTTATAGCTCTTATTCATTCTGAGCTTTCAGAAGCTCTTGAAGCATTGCGAAACGATAATCCTCCTGATGATAAGATTCCTGAATTTAGTGGAGCAGAAGCAGAGTTAGCTGACGTTATAATTCGTATAATGGATTTTACAGCAGCAAGAAAATATCGTATTGCAGAAGCATTAGTAGCAAAAATCGAAATGAATAAGACTAGAAGTTATAAGCACGGAAATAAAAAGTTTTAATCTATAAAAAATCTATACAATCGTTGGGCATGAATAAATATTTTCATGCCCAACGATTGTTTTCTTCCCCGATACGAAATTCACGATGTAGGTAGTGCTCATGCACTATCTCAGATTTATCCTCAAAATGTGAGAGATTTAAATATACCAAAAATTTGGAGTAAAAGTAAAGGTAAAAGAGTAAAAGTAATGGTTCTAGACACTGGTTGTCCAATAGATCATCCTGATTTGATGAAAAACATAGACTTAAGTAAATGTCAGTCTTTTATTGACGGAGAAGATATATTTGATTCTTATATTGGCCATGGATGTCACTGCACCGGCACGATTGGTGCAATAAACAACACAGAAGGCATTGTTGGTATTGCGCCTGAAGTTACAATTATTACAGGAAAAGTGTTAGATAAAAATGGTCGTAGTAAAAATGATAGCATTTTAAAAGGATTACAGTATTGTTTAAAAATATGTCCTGATGTAATTAATCTTAGCCTTGGCGGTCCAGATCCAATGCCAGAAGTTCATGAGGTTATTAAAAAACTAGTTTCGAACGGAACTGTAGTAGTTTGTGCAGCAGGTAATAATGGTGAAGAAAACATTCTTTATCCTGCAAAATATGAAGAAGTAATTACAGTTGGTTCTTATTCTGATACAATTTTAAAAGATCGTTCAAAGTTTTCTTCATGGGGAAAAGAATTAGATATTATGGCACCAGGAGATAAAATTCTTTCAACATATCTTAACAAAGGTTATGCGGTTCTGAGCGGAACAAGCATGGCAACTCCTGTTATTACTGGTGTTGTTGCTCTTATTATTTCAAAATATAAAGCAGAAAATAAAAATTTAACTGTTGACGAAATTAAGAAAATGTTATATAGTACTGCAATTGATGTAGAGAATAAAGGCTGGGACAATCACAGCGGTTGGGGAATTGTAAATCCTGAAAGTATTTTTGGGGAAGTTGTAACAATTCAATCAATTGCTAGCTTTTCAAAGCTTCAAAAACTATTCGATAAAGTTCTTAAATTTTTTAAACTAAAATGACTATTACAGATTTATTTCTTTTTTTATTCGCAACAGCAGGTCTTACATTTATAATTGTTCATTCAACAATTATGGACAAGCTTCGTATTCGCCAAACACTTAATAAAAATTCTTTTCTAAAAGACTTAATTAAATGCTCTCTTTGTACAGGATTTTGGGTTGCAGCTTTTTTCTCAACTATTGTTTTTCCTTCTAAAATGTTCTTATTAACATTTGCTGGTAGTGCATTTGCCTTTTTATTTGAAAGAACTACTATTTTTTTGGACGAAAAAATTCACCAAATTACAAAACATGAATGAATCACAACATATAAACATAACATCTCTCTGTGACGGATATGCACAGGTTGAACCTGACGAAATAGAAAATTTCAAAAATATTTACTTTCATGTTGTTCGTGATGAACAAACTTTATTTCCTTTTATATATCTAGAGAGTAGTCTTATAAAAGGTTATGTAGAAAAAACTATAATTAATATTCGTAAAAACGAATACATAATTGAAAAAGAAGGAAAGAAAACTACTTCTTCTTTTTAGATTTCCAAGATATTCTTTTAGAACTTTTCTTTTTCTTCATAGAAGAATTACACTGAGAAAGTGTAGGACGACAGGCGGGATAGCTTTTACGCTTCTCGCCTTTTTGTCGTCCACAAGGTTTTTTAGTTTTACAGTCTACCCATCCTGGCTTTCCGCCACTTTTATGAGAAAACCAGTCATGAAGACTTTCTTCTCCTAAGATAGAATTTACAAAACTGTCAAATTGATTCATTTCTTTTTAGATTTTCCCCAATTGCTTGCACCTTTCTTACGACACTGCACAAGAGCACCGCTTGAATAAGCACTAGGGAATACCCGATAACGTGCTTTTACTTTATGATAACATGCATCTTTTTTTCCAGCCATAATTATCTACAAGAAGATGAGCAAATATAGTCCTCTGGTGGGAACTTAGAATATTGATAAGCAATCGCCTTACCACTTGCGAGAGTAATGCTTGTTAATGGTGCAAACCATGTTTGACTAGAAGTGAAAGCAACATTTGTAAAGCTTGATCCATTTACTTGATAGATTAAGGTTTTATTATCGTCTGCTATAGAACGAAATCCTGCACTAGAAACAACAGAATTTGCTAAGAAGTCTATTTTATAAAATACAAAAGAAGATGTACTAGGAGTAAAAGTTCCTGCTCCACTCAAATAAACTTGTCCGTGTCCGCCTGTCATTAATTCCCATGCAAATAATTCTCTGCGGTCATTATAACTTATGCTTGTGCTTGGTTGAAGATACATATCTTTTACTTATTTAATTTTCTTATTTCATCATCAGAAACTCCCATTTCACGAAGTTTATTAATTATAAATTTTAAACGGGAAATTTCATTTTCTTTTTGTTTTAATAAATTATTTCTTTTATTAGCATCATTTGTCAAATTTATTTGTGAATCAAAAGTTTTAATATAATTTGCAATTTGAGAAGCAGCAGTTTTATAATCTTGCGGAGAATCTTTTGCAGCAAGTGGAGAGGTAGCAAGCGTTAGTGCTGCTCCAATACCACGAAGCATATTATTCTCATAGATTGTTGCAAGAGGGTCGTCCATATTTCTATTTATCTTTATAAATAGAAATATGAATTTCAATGATTTTTATTTAAATTTTTCAAAAACCTATTCTAGAGAATTAGGCGAAAGTTTATGTTCTGAGAGCGAGAAAAAAGAAACGCAAAAAGATGCATTTCAAAAATTTGCAGAAAAACGTAATTCTGGTGCTGAAAAGATAGCTGATGCGGCACATGAAAAAGGTGGTCCTGCTATGCTAACATATCATCACTTCAAAGTAAAATTACCATATTATAAAAAAGCCGCAAATGGTAAATTTGATATAGCTCAAGCAAAAAAGCAATTAAAACAACTTACTAACCAATTAAATGATGCTATGGACGGCACTATCAAAATGCAACAAACAGAATTTCAAAAAATTGTAGGTTTGATTGAAGTGTTGGGAGAATTAATTATTTTTTCTCAAACTCATGAATAAAGACTTTACAGGATAAACAAAATTATGAGATTTAAAACGTTCTTCTTATTATATGAAAATTTATCTATAACTGGAGCAAAGATAACGCCAGAAGAATCTATCTCAAGTGCTGCTATTAGAAATAAAAAAACAGGAGAAATAATAGAGGGAGCCTTTCACTATGATGCACAAACCTCTGCATGGGAAAAGGGATGGTTTCCTAAAAGTATAACCGATAAATTCTTAAATGGAATAAGAGAACTTCAAGACGAAAAAGATGGTTATACAATAATAAACGATATTCTCGAAGATGGTTTTACCACTTCCAAAGGAAGATTCTTGTCTAGACAAGATGCACTTAAAATAGCCAGAGCAGCAAGACAAATAAACCCAAGAATGCGTCCTGACGATGATATGATAAGTCATTATAGCAATGGTCCAAAAGTAAAAGATATATATCTAAGATCAGAGGAGTTGCTATAAAATAATAAATAGAAATATGACTTTCAAGGAATTTTATTTCAATGTTTTTCTTCCACAAACTATTATTGCAGAAGATTATACATCATCAGTTAATCAAATAACAAAAATAGTTAATAACAATGGTTTACCACCAGAGGATGTTGATAAAATTTTAGATATTTATAATAATGTAAGAGTTGATGAAGGTAGAGAAAAAGCTAAAAAAGATTCTGATCTTGTTGCACTAACATATGTGTATATGGTTGGAGAAAATATCGGTTTATCTATAGAAAACATCAAAAGAGAATATTCTGCTTATCTAAACTCAGAAACATCTGTGGGTAAAAAATTATTATCAGATTATGTAATAAATTTACAAAACGAAATCAAATCCAAAGGATTATTCAAACCTGATAAAAAGGCAGAAAAGTTAGAATTAATTAAAAGTAAAAAAATAAAATTAATAGAAACTATTCATCGCTATCAAAAAAAAGAAGAATTTAGTGGAAAAATAATGAACGAAGAAGAAGATAAAGTTTATGAAGATAATAGTATAACTATTTTTAAAGCAGATTCTAAACAAAAATGTATTTATTATGGAAGAAATACTAATCTTTGTATTTCTACAAAGTCTGGTAATTATTACTGGAAATATAGAATGGGTAAAATGCAAAATTTAGGAATGACTACATATTTCATTATACCTAAAAATAGAAAAGAAAATGAACTAATTGTTATTGATGCAATGGGAAATGAAGAAGGTAGTAGTAATACATTCGGATATACTGTTGTAGAACCTTCAGGAAAACAGATTGAAGATTTATATAATATATCTGAAAAAGAATTAGAGAATAAATTTCCTATGTTACAAAAACCGTTTAATCAAAATGTATTTCAATTTATACCATACGGTGAAAAAGAAAAAAGATTTCAATCTATTGATGAAGGTGACATTGGTTTTGTTAAATTATCAGGATATGAAGATTATGAAATGTATATTCAAACAGATCAGTTTGACTCTGATAATTGGAATATAATTGAAAAAAATGTAAATGATAAAGATTTTGAAAAATTACTTTTATTAGCTTCTGAATTACAAAAAATTATTCCTTATGATTTGACTGAAAAATATTTCTCTGAAAAACAAAAGGAAAGATATTTTGAAAATATAGCAAAAGATCCAGAGTATTCTTATCTTTATGCCAGAGATGTATTAAACGGACAAAATGTTCCACCTATTATATTACAAAGTATTGCAAAAGGTCCAGAATATTCTTATGATTATGCTGTAAATGTATTAGAAAAAGGACAAAATGTTCCAGATATTATAGAACAGGGTATTGCAAAAGATCCAGCGTATTCTTATTATTATGCTAAAGAGGTATTAAAAGGTCAAAATGTTCCAGATATTATAGAACAAAGTATTGCAGAAAATATATATTATTCTTATAATTATGCCAAATATGTATTAAAAGGAAAAAATGTTCCGCCTATTATATTACAAAGTATTGCAACAAGTCCAGAATATTCTTATAATTATGCTAAAGATGTATTAAAAGGACAAAATGTTCCAGATATTATAGAACAGGGTATTGCAGAAAATACATATTATTCTTATAATTATGCTAAAGATGTATTAAAAGGAAAAAATGTTCCGCCTATTATAGAACAAAGTATTGCAGAAAATACATCTTATTCTTATAATTATGCTAAAGATGTATTAAAAGGTCAAAATGTTCCGCCTATTATATTACAAAGTATTGCAAAAGGTCCAGAATATTCTTATCTTTATGCCAGAGATGTATTAAAAGGTCAAAATGTTCCACCTATTATATTACAAAGTATTGCAGAAAATCCAGAATATTCTTATGATTATGCCAAATATGTATCATTAAACGGTCAAGTTATTCCACCTATTATATTACAAAGTATTGCAGAACCTCCAAAGTATTCTAATAAAAGTCTTACAGAAGCCAAACAAAGTTTAACAGAAGCAACACTAAATTCTCTCTCAACAGATGTAATTCGTTCTAATTCAACAAATATAAACAGTATTGAAGATAGAAATTTCTCATCAGACTATGCAGCAGATGCAAGTTCAGTAATTAGAGATTCAACAATGAGCGGTTTTATAGGAGAAGGTATATTTGATGACTCAAACCAATTAGTAGGTTATGGTTATGGTTATCGTATGGATGTGAATAGTGAATATAATATGCTAGAATACGTGGACACTAGTGAAATTACCTTTTTCGATGATAAATTTGAACAATCTGTTATTAATAATGGAATAGAAAATATATGTACTCCAAAAAATACATTTTACGTTTCTAATCTTGTTGTTGATAAACCTTATCGTTTACATGTAAAACCGTTGTTAAACACATTATTAAATCGTATTAGTAATAGAGGATACAAATATATAACATTCAACGGATTAAGTGATACTATACGTTTATTTGACTCTGCTAGAAAAGCTAGTCGTTTAAGTGGTAATAACTTGACAAAATTAGCAGAAATTGATACAGGAGAATCTAAATTTGTTCTTTTCTATATTAAATAACTATATGAAGTTCAACGAGTTTTACGATATAATCGAAAATAAATTATGTGTATTATCAGAATCACAAAATTTTGATTTTGAAAGACATAAATCTATGATTATGAGCTTTATTCAAAAAATAAAAAGCAATAAAACATTAACAGAATATGATAATCCTTTTTATAAACTAATTGTAGGAGATGTTGGAGGTTCTGTTGGCGCACACAGAAATACAGGTTTTACTCAAGAGCAAAGTGACCAATGGAAAAATTATTTCTCATCAAAAGTTTTTGATACAGATGGTGTTTGGAGTCAAAGAAATTTAAATAAAAATTTACCAAGAAAAAGCGGAGACAGAACTTATAATTATTACATAAGCATCGCAAAAGATAAAAATAATATACTTAAATTCTGGAGTAAACTTGGACAACTAGATGCTGCATTATCCAAATTATCAAATGATAGTGGGGTTCCTATAAGTTATAAAACCCATAGACTTTTAGATGTATTTTTAGCACATAATGATAGTCTTAAAGTTTATTATTACGATGCACAATTAAAACCTCAGATTGAGAGTATAGTTAAAGATTGGTTAAATAGTAACGGTATAATCCAAGGAGATAGAACACACCATCATGGTGTGGATAAACCTGATGCTAGTGGTAAAAAGCTTTCGTTTGGACAAATATTATCAAATCAAGTAGCTCAACAATTGATAAATGCTATAAAACAAAATCCAAACGTAGAAGACGAAAAATGGTTTGAATGGGTTAAAAAATATACCCCTGAAATTATTCGGAAAATACAAGTACAATAAAGTTATGAATTTTAAAGAACTATACGATTTAGTAAAAGAAAGTATTGAAGGAAGACTAGCAGAAAATAATGCAAGAGAAATATTCGGTTCGGACGATGAACCTAATATTCGTGGATATATTTACCAAGATGGTAGTTTTTTAAACTTAGGTTCTGGACAAGATCATCGAGAAATAAACTTTGCATACTTTCCAGATAGTGACGAATACCCATCTTTACAAGAAATAGAAATTGAAGAAAACAACTTAGGTTCAAGTAAATATATGATTCATTTTATGAGCGAAGCTGGAGCAATAAGATGGGCTAGGATTAATACTGATCTCTTAGTATTATCATATGTAAGAAAACCTACATATGCACAAAAAAGAGCAATCACAAAAATAATAGATAATTATAATATATCAACAGTATCAGTAGATGTTTATTCACCTAAATACCAAACCTTAAAATCTGTTGAAGGTGATGTTTGGGATGATGATGTACAAAAATTAATTTAATAAAAAACCCACTCAATTGAGTGGGTTTTCTTTTTTATCCTATTAATTCTTTTATAGGTTCAGATTTATTACCAACTGTGAATGGTCGGTTACTTGGACTCATCCATACGTGATCATGTTTAATCCCAAGAAGATACCCAATCGTTGCATTAAGTTCTCCAATTTCAGTTGGACGTTCTACAACCTTACTTCCATTCTCGTCGGTTTTACCAACAACCTTACCACCAAGACCACATCCACCAATTAGGCATGAAAAAGCACTTGGATGATGGTCACGACCTTCATTTTTATTTAAACCAAGTAAATTATTCTCGTTTTTAGAATCTATTGTTCTACCAAACTCTGTTGCAATTACAACAAGAGTTTCTTTTAATAATCCACTTTCACTTAAATCACTAAAAAGAGAAGCTAATGCTTTATCATAGTATTCTGCTTTGTTAGTCATTGCTGTGCTAATGTCATTGTGCATGTCCCAGCCACCGTCACCAATCTCTATGTAACGCACTCCGCGAGAGATTAAGCGTTTAGCAAGAAGGCAACCTTGACCAAAGTTGCTACGTCCATAACGGTCACGATTTTCAGGGGTTTCTTTGGTAAGATCAAAAGAGTCTAAGTCTTCACTTTTTAAAAGTTTAAGAGTTTCATCATAAAGAACATTATACGAATTAACATCCTTTACTCCATAGCCTTCTCGGAAATTTCTGTCAAGAGCATTTAACACGCTGAGTCTATTGTTAAGACCACTTTCACTAACAGACAATTTACTAAAACGAAGTCCTTCGTTTGGATTTATAATAGGAAGAGGAGTAAATTTTTTATCTAGATAACCTTCTCTTGGATGATCATTATCACCAGAGATAAGAATATTATCAGGAATGCTATCATGACTTTTGCCTAATAGATATGAGCTTATTGCACCCATTGCAGGGTGAATTGTTAAACCGTTTTTATTATAAGAAGTTCTCATAAGATATTGACCTTGTGAGTGTGCGCCTGTTTTAGATGTCATTCCTCTTAATAGAGAAAACTTGTCACCGTGCTTTGCTAATTCTTTGAAATATTCAGAAACTTGAAAGTCTCCACTTGTTTGAACACTTTTAACGCCACCCATTACATTTTCACCTTTAGGATCAAATGAATCTAAATGACTCATACCACCATTGTTATAAATGTAAATAATGTGTTTAGCTTTGCCGAAAAAAGCAGAAGAAACATTTTCTGCTAAAGAAGGAGTACTTAATACACTAACACCAAATGTTGTGTATGCGAGTTTTTCGATGAAATCTCTTCTACCAAGAGAGCAACTGAGGTTGAGGTTTTTTTCCATAATTTTGTTCTATATCTTCAATATTTTTAGATTTATTATTTTCTATGTAACTTGATGCAGCTACAATAGAATCGTAAAATCTTTTTTCTTTTCTTGCGTTTTCTTCTTCTTGAAGTATTAATATTTCTTCCATATTATTTTCTAAATAAAAATTCTCTTGAGTTAATCAAAGCCCATACAAGATCATCTGTTTGAGTTTTTGATAAAATTACTCTTTCGTCAACTTTACTAGGACGACTTAGTATACTTAAAAACAAGCTGTCCTTTTGTTTATCTTTTGAGAAGTTTTGATAAATTTGACTTTTTTTATCTATTAAAAGTTCAACGATTGGTGAATTCATAATAGTTAAAACTTGTGTTATACTACCTTTGTCATTACTTGAGTCAATAAGAACACGATCACTACTGCCATATTCTTTTAAAAATTGACCTACAAAAGAGTTACGATTCATAAGATATGATGCACGCACCAAATCTATATTTTTATATTTTAAAAATTTTTGATTAATTAGACGATCATAGTTTCGAAGGTCTTCAACTTTTTGAAGAAGATATTTTCCATTAATATCTTTCCAATCAATTTTTACAAGATTAGAATATTCAGAAAAAGAAAAACGACTATAATTTACATCAGGAACTACAAGAGTTAAAATGCTGTCCCAAATCTGGTATGCATTCATTCTTTTTACAAGTATAGATTGATAAGCATAACTTTCATCTTTTCCAGTATATGCTTCTCTGTTATAAAAGTCACTGGTTGATATAAGACGAAGAAGACTTTTAATGCTGTAGTTATGTTGTTTGAAATAATCTCCAAGAAAAGTTAACACTTCACCTTCTGGATAATCTGATAAAATAAAGTTTGTTTCAGGAACTATAAGTGCTTTTCCTACAATATTCGCCCACACTCTATTTGAAATAGAGTGTGTAAAGTCTTCGTGTTCAACAATCCATTTAGAAGCAACATCTCTTTTATTTTCTTTTATACTTTTAAATTTGCTGTCAAGTGTATTTGGTTCAACAACGTCAAAAGGTTTTGCATCTTTATACCTATAATCATGAGGAAGTTTTAATGTTTTATTATCATCATCTTTTAAATTAAAAAGATTTGCTGATAATAATTGACGAACATTATTGTCTATACGGTCTTTTTTTGTAATCTCTTTAATCTCGTTATCTACTTTTTTAATAATATCATTATATTCTTTTCTTCTTTCTCTTGTATCTAAAGAGTTAAAAAAAGATGCCATTTGATAAAACTGCATTTGAGTATAGTCTTGAAATGGATCATCGTGACACTGCGCACAAGCTAAGTCTTTGCCTATAAAAAGCTGTAAACTTGTAGCAAGATTGTCAAGAGGCATACCATTGTCACGAAGCATATATCCAGCAGCACCATTGTCAGAGAATTTACCATCCGCAGAAAGTAAAGAATAAACAAAATCTTTGTAGGATTTGTCGTTTCTTACAAATGATTTTACATAATCTATGTAAGGATATGACTTTAAGAGTGCTACATCATCAGCAAGTCTTTCAGGTCTGATACGAAAAATATCAGCCCAAAAATTATAATAATTATTAACATAATCCTCAGACAACAATATTTTATCAACAGTCTTTTCTTTTTTCTGAGAATCTTTATCTTTTATAAACGTATCAATTTCATTATATGTAGGAATTCTTCCTGCCAGATCAACATAAACACGTTTAATCCAAGTATATTCATCTGTTAATTTTGCATTACCTTTAACTGTATTTTTAACGTAATAAGTTCTTAAAACGCCGTCTAATTCATTTGTTGCAAAAGCAGATACCGAAAAGAGAGAGAACATTAAAATGACTAAGATTTTTTGCATACCTGATAACATACTTACCAAATAACTCTTTTCTTTCATTTTAATCAGAGTTTACTTTTTAAATTGAATAATAGTGCAGAGAAATTAACTTCTGGGTCCATTACAAAAGAATGTCGATACATATACTCGCTGATAAGAATACTTGCAATACTATTACACTCTCTTACATACAAGTGGAACAAGTCTTTCATAAGACTATGATAATCATTTCCGAACTTGTCACTTTCATCTACAATCTTTTGACGAATCTGGAAAACGTCTTTACCCTCTTTCAGATTTTCTTTAATCTCTCTGGCAAAATCATTTCCTAACTGCTTGCTATAAATGAATGTTCCTGAGATGCAGCATCGTTGCAACTCGTTGATTGTTTTACGAATATCAGGGAAAAGATCTTTTACAAGACCTCTAATGTTCTCAAGATTTTCTTTTTGAACCAAAACTTTCTCAGATTTGAGAATATTTACGATTCTTTGCAATACTTGCTTTTCTGAACAAGTAAAAGTAAACTCTTGACAACGAGAACGTAATGCTTCAATAAGTTTGTTTCGATAATTTGCTGTAAGAATAAACTTAACAGAGTCAAGATAATCTTCCATAACTGAACGAAGAGCTTGCTGTGCCGTCATCGACATGCCATCACAATTACTTGTCATAATTCCTGTTTGTCCGACGAAAAAATTATGGGTTCCGCCTACACTCAAATCATATACATGTGATAGTGTTTCGAGTTTTTTGATATTCTTAATTCTTAATTTTTGCATATTTTTGTACCTTTTTGTATTGTTCTTTAGCAGATTCGTTATTGTTTATTAAATTAATATTTAAAAAATTATGTATATTATTCTCATTTATCCATATAAATTTCATATTATTACTCAAACAATAATTTATAAAAGTGTTTATTTTTTCGATCTCTTTGTTAAATTGAGATACTGGTTTTATCTCATATAAAATTCTATTTTTTTCATCATAAAAATCATTAACATAAACTCGGTCTCCGTTTCTGATTCTGATGTTTTCGTATAATAACTGCTGATTACAGAACCAAAAGCACGCTTCCCATGAACTTCTAAATTTATAAATATTATCATCTATAGTAATTTGAGCATTCCAATGTGTCCATGTATTTGTAACGTTTGGTGTAAATTTACCTTCTAATATTTGTTTTTTGAGATAATCTGATTGTTTTTTAGCTTTTTCTTTTTGTATCTGCTTTCCCCTTTCTGAATTATTGAATTTTTTATGGGAAACAGTCATTTTTTTCCTTATTTCTATACCCTGTTCAGAATCCATAATCTCTTTAATTCTTTTAGATAAAAGAGATTTTGTTTTTTCAGAAGTAATATAGTTTTTAGTCCATACTTTCTTATCTATCTCGTCTTTAGAAAATCTACAAAAGCCTCTCTTTAAATTAAAATCTTCAAATGTCAATCTTTCCCCCGAATATTCACTATATGCTGGTGAATGGTCTAGATATAAAAAATAACGAAGACAATCAGGAAACATCTTTACAGAAAGACTAGCTTTCCAAGCTATTTTATTTTTTAATATTTTTCCAGTAATAGGGTTATAAAATTCTATATTTTTGTTTTTATATAAATTATAAAAATTTTCGATTTCTTCTTTAGTATAATTTTGCCTTCGTAATGTATTTCCGCCCATATATATTATTTATATGAGCAAGTATATATATTCCGTCAAACTGTAAGAATTTCCAAAATATTATTAGAAATAATATCTTTTAATTTTTTTCTTGTGATTTCTCCTGTCATAGAGTCTTCTACGTACCATTTATGATCTTCTGTACAAACAATAAACTCTCCGTTTTCAAATTCTACTTCATAAACTTCTTGAACCCCTTTATCAATCTTAAAAAACGGTCTATATTCAATTCGAGATAAATCGAAATTATACGTCTTCACCAAATCATTATCAGGGTCAACATCTTTAATGGGAATTTTTTGTTCAGACCCATCTTTTAGAATTGAAACTAGAGTATTTTCTTCCAAACATTCATCTAAAATAACAATTTTTTGATTGCCGTCAATACTCATTACAGATATAAATTCACTAATCAAGTTTCTTACTGTATCAATGTTACCTTGTTCAGATGCATTAATATACATGTAAGAATTTGGTGAAAACTTTTTAGCAAGAATCTTTGCAATTGTACTCTTCCCGATGCCTGGACTTCCTACAAGAAGAAGATTATTTGGAACTTCTTTAAGAGAAGAGAAATACTCTTTTTCTTTGTCATTTAAAATAACGTCTTCAATGTTTTGTGGGCGATACTTTTCAGTCCAAACTTGGTTAATAGTCATGGGT